AAAATGGATCCATGGTTAGTTCCATTTTATCAAGTATCTCAGGTTTATTATATACTTTTCGCATATTGCTACGTAATGGAACTAACCATGGATCCATTTTTTCTGCTAATGAGCCAGGAAGAAATCCATTATCTTCGTTTGATACTGTAGGACGAGTTATTATGATTTTATTGATTCTTCTTTTAAAAAACATATCCAATGCAATTTGAACTGCTAACAATGTTTTTCCAGATCCAGCTTTACCTAAAATAAAATTAAATGGTGTTTCAATTATTTTAGCTTTTGCATCTTTTTGTTCTTCTGATAATGATATTGAAAATTTAATATCAGTTTTAGGTGGAGTTTTCTCCTTGTTTTGAGTAGCCATAACACACTTTGATTTTAATTATGATGATAATTTTACTAACGACTGTTCATGTAATGTCATGTCTTTAAGTTGTTCTATTTTACCTAGACATTCCATACGCATATCTCTAAACGTTGGTATTGGTGGTTTAGAAGTTAATATCTTTATTTTAATTAATTCTTTATCTGGACCTAAATCTTTTTCAATATGAACCATTAAAACTAATTCTATTGCACGTATTCTATCTAATACGTCGATAAGTCTACCATCATATCTAATGCTAGCAAACATATCATATTTTATTACTTGTACTGCCATATCATTTTAATATAAATATCAAAACAGTAAAAAAGGGATGACCGAAGCCACCCCTTTCTTTTAATTAGTTAAACGGTTAACTATTAAAGAGTTTCTAAACCTCTTACATATACCTTCCCATAAAATTCCGGTCGGACCACTTTCTTCGCGTAACGTGTCATAACACCTTTACGTGGAGTGAAGTTAACTGGATCGTATACCAATGGAGTCATGATAAGTGGAACGTATGGGCTAAATACTGCACCTGTTTCAAGGAATTGACTTCCTCTGAATCCCATAAGGATTACGTTTTCTTTCATGTATGGGTTTTTGTATACAGTGTATCTGTTATTGATTGCACCAATTTTTTGTACACCTGCTGCAAATTCCATTTTGTTACCATCTGTATCAGCAGCAAATCCTGGGATCGACTCAAGGATAGTTGCAACTGCAGGAGAAGTTACAAGGAAGTTAGCACCACCACGTAATGTTTTTTGGTGAATTTTATTTGATACTTTTTGAAGTTTAGTACCTAAAGTTTGGAACCATCCACCTTGAGTGTTATAGAAACCACCTGTTGTAGTAGATGTTTGAGTAAATCCTGTACCGTTCCAAATTTCGTTATTAACTGCTGACCAATACTCAGTTGTTGGAGCTGATGCAATCAACATATCTAAGATTTCTAAATCAATTTCCATTGATACATACTCAGACAACATTGAAGTCAATTCAGCTTCAGCATCAATTGAGTGGTAAGCGTTAAGGTCTTGAGCGAATTCAGGTGTCCAAACTGCTTTCAACTTACGTGTTTTAGCAACGATTGGCTCTGATTGAAGCTCTAAGTTAACTTCTGGGATATCAATATCAGTACCTTGGTTGATTCCTGATGTTCCTGATCCTTTGAATGGATTTGCATCTTCGAAATCACCTCTAGTAATATCTGTTGGTTGTTTGCTATATGTTACAGTATATCCTGCTGTACCATTTAATCCTAATGCACCTGATACAAAGAATTCAATTTGACCTGTAGCGGCATTGAATTTATTAAATGCAGGAACAACATTTGCTGCAGAATAATTAGAACCAGAAGCAATAGTAAATGATCTAACTGCTAATAAATCTGGATTAACTAATGAAGATGTATTTACATAGATAACTGAATATCCAGCTAATCCGTTAGTGTATGCACTATCAAAATTAACTGATCCAGAACCTGCAGACACAGCTGATGCAGTTGTTGCAGAAACTACAGATGATGTTTCGTTAATTGAATAACCGAAACGACCTGCTCCGTAAAGACCTCCTGATGGATCACCAGTTGTAGTAGTAACACCGAACATTGAATCGTCAGCATTTGGAGAACCAAATGGATCACCTGTTCTGTTCAAGTTGTCATCATCAAATCCTGGTTGAGCTGTACCGTATTTGAAATCTAAATAAAATATAAGTCCTGATGGCAAGTTCATTGGTTGAACTGAAACGAATTCTTTAGCTGCAAATTCAGCAAAGATTCTTCTTACCAATGGAAGTGCAACACCCGCCCATTCTTCAGATCCTTCTGCAGTACCTGTAGCTGATGCTTCTTTTACTAATTGACGTGCTTGGTTTTCAAGCAATTGAGCCATTCCGGCTTTTTCTGTCTCATTTCTAAGACCTTCTAATAGTCCTGTTCTTTCCCATTTATTAACCAAACCTTTAGCGGCTGATCTTTGAGATGCATCTGGACTTTGTAATAATGAATTTAAACTCATCGTTTTATCTCCTTTGTTTTTTTTTTTGTTTTTAAAATTAAATTAATCCTGCCAATTTTTTCCAACGGTTTGCATATTCAAAACCTTCGTTAAGAATTTGCGTTTTTGGCGCCGTTGATGCAACCGGTCTTGAAGCATATGATTTAGATTCTTTAACTACTTTTCTAGCTTTTGTTGGCTTATTAAAGCTTTCTGCTAAAGTAGCAAATACTAATTTTGCTTCGCGAGTTGTTGCTGCTCTATCAAAGTTTTCAATAACTTTCATTTTTTGTGCTTCGTTAAGCTCAAAGTTACGGAACAATTTGTTAGTGTATAACAATTTAGCGTTAAGTAGATTAACTTCGTTGATCACTGATTGAAGTTGTTTTACGGTGCGATATGCTTCATGAAGATCTTCTTCCATTTTTTTGTATTTACCTTCTTCAACTGAACTTTCATCTTCAACAGGAGCTCCCATATCTTCTTCTCCCTCTTCTGCAAGAATAGCTTCAATTAAAGAATCGATATCTTCATCTATCGTTTCTTCATACTTACTATAATCACCCTCTTCGACAGCTGCAGGCTCAACATCTTCTAAATCTTCGTTACCCATTCCTGCTTCCAATTCAGCAATAATTGATTCTAAATTTAAATCTTCTTCTTCTGCTGCATACTCATCTTCTGCTGGCATTTCTTCTGCTGGCATTTCTTCTTCTGTTTCAGCACCACCTAAATTCAAATCACCTTCGTAATCATATGAACCATCATTGTCATAATCAACTCCGATTCCTATTGAATCAGGCATATCCATTCCCATTTCGTCAGCACCCGCTGCCATTTTGTCAGCACCCATTGCTACATCTTCCGCACCTGCTTCTAATTCTTCTTCGCCTTCTAATTCGCTCATCAATTGAGTTTCTAGCATGCTTTTCATTTGAGGCATAAATGCTTCTTGTAACGCTAATTTTGCATTTGCTAGTGCAGTTTCTTTAACAGCTTTAGCATCTGCGATTGCTTGTTTTAGCAAATCTGATTTTGCCATTGTTTTCTCCTTAAATTTGTTTTTGGAAATAAGATTATTCTAAATCTTAATAGAAATTATTTATTTGTCGACACTATATAGAAAATAGCGTATTCTTTAATATATATGACCCTGTTTGAAAAAACAGTAAAAAAGTCCTAACTTTTTTGTTAGGACCTTTAAATTAATTTAATCTTAGCTATTTTTTTGATGAAAATCTTTAATTTGTTGCAAATACTTAGCTGAATTAAGTTGTTCTCTACGTTTAACACTAGGTTTTGTAAATGTTTTATTGTCTTTAAGTTTCTCTAATGCACCTGATGATTTAACTTTTCTTTTAAATGTTTTTAATGCATACGCTAAATCTTCTCTGTTAGTTCCTAAAACATTAACGCCTGTTGCGTGTCCTGGAATAATCGTTTTGTGATGTTTTTGTTTTTTATTCATATATGTTAAATTAAATTTTTCCTTGTGGTCTTCTTGTAGGTTGTGGCGGTTGTTGATTAACTACATTAAATCTAAAATGTTTAAGTTCTGGTAATTGCGAAAAATATCCTTGAATCTTTTGAGCTTCAGTTCCTGGATCTTGTCCTAAACGAAAATAAAAATATCCTAATTTACCTGTTTTTGATTTTGTATGCTTAACTATAGTAAAACCTTTTTTAGTAGTCCATTGCTTGATAGTCTCTGCTACTTGCTCAGCTTGTGCTGGATCTCGAAGAATATATTGTACGCCCCCTTGGTAGTCAGTAATATTATTTACAAGTTGAGCTTCTTGTAATTCTTCTTCCATTTCCATAATGGTTCTTTTAACAAATCTAGTTAGATCAGTTTCATTAATATAGGTTAATGATAGAAATTGCGTTTTTATAGCGTCCAATTTAGTTTGTAAATCTGTATCATCTTCAAACGTAAACTCAAATCTATTTCTATTTGGTCCAACATCGTAACTTCCCATTGGACCTGTAAATTTAGTTTCATCACCCAATACTTTTTTTAAATTTTCAACGTCAAGATTATTGACTAAGTTTATTCTCCAAAAAATCAATGACACTTTTTTCCTTTCCAAGTCTATTTGTATGGACATTCCAATTTTTGATTCGTCTGCCCCATCTGCCAGGTTTACATTAATACCCATATAATATTGATTACAAGCAGCTTTAAATTTATTGGAATTAATTTCATAATCTAATAGCCATTTTGGTGGATCTAAACATTCTTCTTCAGTTAATTTTTTAGTTTTAGCTAATTCAGCATTAAATGCTTGTAAATTTTTTAATGCCTCAGGCCCGAATTTTTCTTTTTCAAATTGTTCTTTTAGACCGAACCATTCTTTATACATTTTTCTAAACTTGCTCATCATTGACCTTTATATTATAAGAAAAATATTACAATTATCCAATATCATAATATTTTTTTAAACCTTCTGCAATGTCTTCATATGCTTGTGCACATTTTCTTTCGTTGATAATAACTTCAGTTGCAGCTTTTTTAAATTCTTTTAAAGCTTCGGACATATATTTAAAATGACGTCCCGCTGCAGTTGTTTCAACTACGTCAGATGATGATTCATTAACATGGCGTTGAGCTGTTTCAACCATTCGTTCTATTTTACTTACTGTTTCTTCTAATTGACGTTTACTGTATACTGATTCTCCTAATTGAGAAAATGTACGCAGTGATTCTACAAATGCACGTTTTTCATCTACCGTTAACGGAGCAGGTCCTTCTTGAAATACATTTTGCTTAGCAGAATCCATTTCATACAATAAACCTCGTAATGTTTCTAATTTCTTTCCCATAATATTATATCCTGCATTTACCATCTTCGCATAAAATCGAAGTAATGATTTCGTTTACTTTTCCGTATTTATTTGTTTGTTTATTTTTATTTACCGATTCATTCATTTGTGTAGGGCGCATAAAAGCCCCGTGTGTTGAAGGATTTGATACAAAGTCCCAACAAATTAATTCAAAATCTTCTTGAACTTCAACTACACCTTCATTACGTAATTCTTTAACTGAGCCTAACCCACGGCTAGAAATTCCCAATGTTATGCCGGCTTTGAAAAGTGACTTTAAAATATTGCCTGAGGGAGTATCTAATATTTGTACTGCTCCGCATAAATCATCACCTTTCCACCATATCTTTAAAACATTATGTGATACGTTGTTTAAGTTTACTACTGATGACTCCGGATGATCTAATTCTCCTAACGCTCGATGTTGGTCAATATATTCTTGTTGGTATCGGCGACATTCTCTTTCTAAGATTTGTTTTGGATATACGCGACCATTTTGATTTTTTGCGCCTGCTCTTTGTAAAACTCCTTGTACAACAAAACCACCAGGTATTCCATATGCAGCACCATTAGATTCATTTAATGAACCTACGGGTTTAAATGGCATATATTCTACTATTAGTTGTTTTGACATATTATTCTCCTAATGATCTAATTCGTTCTGATATTTTTATTAATCGTTCTGATATTTTATTCAATGCTTTTTTAGATGATTCTTTTAATCCTCCATGAGCAATACCGGATTCAGTTTTTAATCTGCTTGTATATCTAATTGTTTCTTCAATTTCTTTTAGTTTTTGTGCAACGTCTTTTATTGAATGATTTACACGTTGCTCCGGAGTTTGTTTTGCATTGCCAAATGCAAATGAACGATAACCTTCAATAAGTTGTTCATATCTTCGATCCATTGCTTCTGTTAGTTTTGGCGTTTGGCTAGGTGTATCTGTTAATGGTACAGCGGGATATTTTGTTACTTTTTTACCTTGCCAATCTACTTCATTTTCAGAAAATGCAAATTTATCCATCCATTCTTCTTCCTGTGATTCCGGGGTTTGGTATTCTCCGGGCTTATATGTTGGAAGAGTATTAATACCTTCTTTAACTCGTTTATATCCTAACGTTTCTACGGTATCGTCATCGGCATTAGCAAATGCTTTTGGTGTCATGTATGATCCAGCTCCTGCAGATGTAGATATTTCCTCTAACTCTTCATGATGGCCTTTATAATCACAATGCAAACACCCTTTGCCTTCACATTTTACACATTGTTCTTTATTTTGATGATGTGATTGTGTTGCCTGTTTAATAGCTCTATCTTTAACTCCTAAATATTCTTGACTTGGCTTTTCTTGTTTACCATCGCCGTCCCAATCTTTTTCATTTAGAGTTTCAAAGCTTTCTTCTATTTGTTGAAGGAATGATTTCATGCATGTACCTCATTTAACTCATCAACTAAATCCATGTAACGCATCAAGTTTAATACATGCGACTCTTTAATTTTTTTAATATTTTCTACATTACAAAGCATTTCAGATAATTTTTGTACTTTAATTTGCGTAACTTTATCTGTAATTTTCTTTGAATGTTCTGACAATGTTGTTTTTAATTTTGGTATAACATGTTGAACATATTCTCGTAATGCTTCAGTATCATTAACGTTTGTAATGTATTTATTCAATAAATGTTTTTGTGCCTCGGATAATGTAGAATATTTTTCATTGAATTTATCAATCATTATTTTATACGCTAATAATCTAGTATCTTTTTCTTGTTTAGAAAGAGTTTCAGTAATGGTATCTTTTTCTACTACACGTCGCTCTGTAAGTAAACAATGATCTAATACTACGTTTTTACATTCTGTCAATTGTTTGATGTTTGCATTATCTTCATATTCAAACAACATGTAAATTGAAGCTAAAACTTTGTAATTATTGATATGAGCTTTTGAAAGTGAATCGAAAGAAAACTTTTCAGAAATTTCTTTTACTAAATTATATTTTTGTCGATTCAATAAACTTTTGTTTAGTTTACCATATGATTGTCTAACCGATCGAATATATTCTAATGCACGTGCTTCAGATTTATGTTGCTCTTTTATCAATGCATTATATAAATGTAATTCTTTTGCTAATTCAGTATTTTTACCAAAATACTTTTTAATTATATCTATAGTATTCGATTTATCTGAAGTTAATGTTTCTGAAGTTAGTTTCCTAACTAACATTTCGAATAGCAATCCGGTATTTTTATACTTTGAATGTTTTAATTTTTTCATACTGTTGTCAGTAATTTAATTTTATATAAATATGTTTAAAATTATAAAATGTTGTTTTCATCTAACATTGTACCCGAATCTAAATCTTGTTCTGATGATTTAAGTGATTCTGTTATAATTTTAGACGTATTTGATTTATTTTTCAAGTATCTTAAAATGTTTTTACCTTCTGCTGTAAATGGTTTCCGTTCCTTAGGTAATGGTTGAAATGCAGTTTTTTGATTTTGCACATCAAATGCTTGATCTAATTCTTTTTTACCGGTAGGATCCCAACCGAATGCATTTTTATGTTGTCCAAATTTAATTCCTTCTTTTGGACGTCCGCCTAGATCTTTTTCTTCTACGTCATCGGAACTCATATGCATTGAAGCTAAGTCGTGCGGCGTACCATATGACACGCCTGTTACTGTTGGATCATTGCCTTCTTGTTCAATTTGGTTTTGACGGAAACGAAGTTTAAGATCTTCAATAACATTGGTTCTTTCTTGAAGCCACTGATCTTCCGACATATTAAATATGAATTCATAAATGTACTTATCTGAAACTAATTTAGAATCTTTCATTGAATTAGCCAATGTCATTTTTTCAGTCATTAAAGCAACTTTTTGCTGATCGTAAATAATTGAAGGAGCTGTTAATTCTAATTCAAATCCAACTAAATCTTCGCCTTCATATCCTTGAGCATATAAATGTACAATTGCAATTTTATAAAGTTCTGATACTACAATTTTTTGAATACGTTCTATGGTTCTAGCAAAACGAATATCCATAGATGCCAATGTAGTTTTACCTTCAACTGCTTCTGCATATCCTAAAAATGGTTTAGGAATTTTTAATGCAGCCATCATTTTATCTTTGATATATTCTAAGTCTTCCGTACCTGTCCAAGTCATTCCTGGCAACGTATCAATAGTTGTTGAAGATTGTCCGCCGCGTACTGGTAAATAATAATCTTCCAACATGTTGTTAAGATTGAAACGTAAATTGTAATTTCCTGTTTGTTGATCAATATGTGGAATCTTTTTCATTTTATTCATAATTTGTTCCATGAACGAATCAACTTCATTTGGTGGAATATTACCAATATCAATTTTAAAAATACGTTTTTCCGGTGCTCGCATTATTCTGTGAATAAGCATTGCATCTTCCATCATCATTAATTTTTGGAATTCTTTACGTGCACCTTCTAACATTGATCTACCGTACGGTAAAAAATTTGTATCAGATAACATGCGGAAATGTGCAATTTCAAAAACATCATATGCTTCTCGAGCATCAGCCATATGTCTAAATTTAATTAGATATTCTCCGGTTTTTTCATCAAATTCTTCATATCGTTCAATTTCATAACTAGAAAAGGGACGAGCATTAATAACTCCTAATTCATCAGCAATATCAATTTTTAAAAAGAAATCACCATACTTAGTTAAATTGCGTATCCATGTCCACAAATTAAATTCAACATTTAATACATCATAAAATAAATTATAAAGTATTTTTTGTATGTTCGTTTTATTTGTTTTGATTGTTAAAATATCGCCAAATTGATCTGCTAGAGTTGATTCATCTGAATATATATCGAGAGCTGCTGATATGATAGGATCTTTATCCATCATTTCGTAATCCGTATATAACTGCATACGGTTTTGTTGCATATAGTAATTAGTATCATATCCTCCATGTCCTGCTCCGCCTACTTTGTGACGAGATCCATGAAGTCTAGTATATCTGTCCGCAACTTTGCTTTGAGTTAAATTACCTGCTCCTTGCAAACGATTGGTATCAACAACACGAATTTTGTCTTTACCATACATTCTAACAACTACATTTGTATTGAATAGATTTTGTAAACGTTTTCTTAACGATGCCATATATTTCTTTTAATATAAATATAACTAGTTAAAGAACCAAGGGAATTTAAAGTAACCAAGTTAAATTTTCATCATTTGCACCATTATTCCATTTCCATGAATCATTTCCTTGGTTTGGTTTGCCGGTATAAATAACTGGATCTGTTTTTTGAAACTGGGATAATGCACGTTTGCTAAGATCAATTCCGTGCTGTCGTAGTTTTAAAGATGTATCTCGCAACCATAGTGCAATACAAAACGACATTACTAAATCATCATTATAACCGTTTTGTGCTTGAGCTTTTCCATTTAACCAAACAAAAACAAATAATTCTTGAATAAGACGTTTTGATTTAATTACTGGTGTTCGTTCACGCATATACATTTCTAATGCAGATATCATTAATGGACGTGTACGTGATGTTGTTGATACTCCAGGAACCATTTGGGTTTTATCTTTCATATCATAACCTTTTTTAAGTTGTACGTCAACATCAACATATCCGTCATCTTTATATGTATAAAATAATTTTTCGTAATTTCTATCTAATGCAGGTTGAATTGCTGCCCAACCAATGTTAGCATTTTCTATTGCTAATAATGCATTATTCCATTCTGTTGCAACCGAAACAAGCATATTACCGAAATCCTTAGGTGGAAGTTTTCCTTTATATTCTGCAACCTGTCGTACGTCTTGTACATCTAATACATGGAATGTTG